CTTGGCGCAATTAATCATTAGCGGCCATAGCACACCAGTTAGAGCTCAGGAGTATCTCGAAGTATTGCATGGAGCGGATGAGGCTGAAAAGCTAATGGCCAGAGTCAGTGAGTGGCTTATTCGTAACGAGCGTGTGCCGCTTAAGACTTTGGCATTGAACCGTGTTTGTAACTGTCAGGATTGAAACGAGATTTTGATAACTGCACATTAACTAACCAAGGAGTACGAAATGGACGAACCCAAGAGTTTCAAGGACATGTTCAACGAACCAGTGGATAAGCCGATAGTGATTCCAGTTCGCTATTTGGCTGCATTCACGGTTCTAGTTTTGGCTATTGCCGCTTATATGGCATTTAGAGGTGGGTTATGAGACCCGGAGTCATCTGCATCATAGTCATCGCGTCATTTGCCTTCGCCTATAGCTACACTGGATACACTCAGGCCGTGGTGTTTTGGGGCATTATATTCAGCGGCGCGATTTACGTCTTGCTTGAACCTAAAAAATAATCCAAAACCAAGTGCATGGACGCACGACTGCACGTATTCAGTCCTGTTTGGGGTTCTCACTTCACCAATCTCCTAGAACACGCATTAGGCCGCTCATTCAAATGGCCATTAAATGCCATAGCGCTCAAGAATTGCATTTGGACGCTACTAACCACGCCTGAATCTCAAAACGAGATTCTCAAACTTGCACATAGCATCATTCCCACCGCCGAAATACGCATTCAAACAAGCGACCGACTAACCGAATCAAACGCTCCAATCGGCGCATTAAAAATTCAGGCGTTGCTTAAATCGATTGCACAGTGTCTAGACGAGAAAACCTCAATGCTCATGTCCACACCTGATTTTATTTGGGCGGACGGTTCAATTCAAAACATGTGGGATGAGTCCTATCCAGACGAAGGACAGGGTTTATGTGTATCGATTGCACATATGCGGGTTTTACCTGAATTTATTTGCGATTTTCTAAGTCCAGATAACGACGAGATGGTAAGCCGAGGGCTAAGACACGCACATTTCTCATGGGCTGGCGGAGAAATTGGTCCATATAACGCTAACGGTATTTATCATTCCGGCTTGGCATGGCGGCACGTTCCTGGCTGCCGGATGATTACAGTCCAGCATCAAATGCCCAGTCCATTCCTGGTCAACTTCACTGAAAGCGATTTAACCGAGTTCTCACGCTGGAAGGGCATGACTCCACCATCGTTTGGCGAGTGGGACCACAACTGGCCATCAAAACTCATAGACGAGGGCCGGCTTCGTTATATCGGCTCTAGCGATGTGGCATTCATGGTCGAAATAACAGAACCAGATAAGAATGTACCGCCATTAGAGCCTGCCAGAACGCCGCACGATCAATTCTTTAGGTCAGAGCCTAGCGTCAAAATACAAAAGCAGTTCATTTCTACCTTTAGGTACTAGATATTTAATTCAATTCGACAATTCTGGGGGAAATTTGGCAAGAAACCTGCGTGTTCTGACCTGTGTGTGGGGTTCCAAGCATGTCGACGCATTCCTTAAAGGAACTGTCCGCTCATTAAGCTGGAAATCGAATAAAGAGGCTCTGGACGGCTCGACATGGCACGTTGTCACAAAGACTGAATCGGCCGCAAAGCTTGAGAACGAGCTCTCTAGTCGATTCCCGAATATTAAAATCGAATTAACGGCAATTCCTGCTCAATTAACATCTGGTAATGGTCAAACGATCGACACCGAGAAGCTTGATCACTCCAATTTAATATTAATGCACCTAGTTAAAGAGATTAAAAGGGCAATTGAGACTCAGTCTCGCACACTTTTAGCTCCGCCAGATACGTTATTTGGCGAGCGTTCTATCGCGAACATGCTGAAACTTGGCTCAATGGAGGGCACTTGCGTTGCTATACCTCACCCGAGAATTCACCCAGAGATCCTTGATGATCCTTATTTCAAGACAGGCCACCCTTGTTCTAATGAGGCGCTGGTTAAGCTGTCGTTTGAGAAATATCTCCACCAAAGTTGGAAAGCTGCCGAAATAGGCTGCGCCAATCAAAATAGCCTAATTGGTGGTGTGGCTTGGCAACGGCTCGAGGCCGCAGGCTCTGAAACACTTTACGCAGTTCAACATCGCCTCCCCACAGTGTATTTGGCGAATTGGATTCCAGAGGATTATGCATTTTTTATTAATCAGCCTTCTTTTGGCTCATATGACCACACTTGGCCAGGCGAGCGTTTAATTAGGCAGGAGCGTCAGCGTTTGGTCGGAAGTAGCGACGCTGCATTCGTGTGTGAGCTCACGGATTTTGATAAAAACATTCCGCCTTGGACGCCCGATCACTTAAAAATTCTCCAAGCGCATCCAGACGCATTCTACCGAGACAATTGGCATAACCAGATTAATCGCTTGAGTGTTTGTATGATGCGGGGACGGTAATGCCTAACACGCGGGTTCTTATAGCAACTCCGTGTGGTAACGGAGTTCTAACTACAAACTTCCTAGCTTCATTCGTCGCAACCATGACCAAGCTAGAGATACCTCGCAACTTAATCTTACGGGATCTAATGAACTGCGATCGTAATCTCCAAGCAGGCACACTCCCAAAAGAGTTCATTCCAGAGGCAGTTCAGCGTAGAGACCAACTAGCCAGCCAGCAAACATACGAAGTTGGTTTATATACATTAGCTATGGAGTCTTTGCTAGCTCGAGGCCGAAGCCATTGTGCGCAGAAAGCCATGGTTGAGAACTGGGATAAGCTATTCTTCATCGATTCAGACGAGGCTTGGACGCCAGATCAATTCATTCAGATCTTGCAATCACCGTTTCCAATCACGTGCGGCGCAGTTCCACTTAAAACGCATCCCATAGTACTTAATTTTCTGCCATTCAAAGACGACCAAGAGAAGTATTGGAAGCAGTGGAATGGCCTCAAAACGCCTGAAGGTATGTGGCTCATGTCTTATGACAAAGGCAAATATATCAAGGTGGCTAGAGCCGGCACTGGCTTCATGTGTATTGACGTCAAGGTGCTTAAAAAGATGGCCGAGAAGGCCAGGCACTATCAGTATCCGTCGCCTCAAACTGGATTCAACGAGACACATTATTCTCTATTCGAAGAGGGCACTCGCCCTGGTCAAGATGATTACTACTCTGAGGACTGGGCATTTTGCGCATTAGCTCAAGAGTGTGGATACGACATCGTGGTGGACACAGACGTTTGTGTCACTCATCGCGGTGAGTTTGTGTTCTCTGCTCCTCAAAAGCCGACAAAAGAGCAGTATCTACTCAATGCAGTTGACCAAAGTAAGCAAGAGTTTCTGTTCTACCAACAACTAAAAGAAAAGTTCGACAAGGAATCTCACAAGAACTAGGAGCTAAAATGCATCTGATTCCCAGTCTCAACCGAATTAGCAAGCTATCTGCGTGTATGAATTCGTTCCGCGCAACACACATTTCGACTCCCGGGTTGGTTTTAGTCGACGCGGACGATTTATCTCAGAACCTCGAAGCCTACGATTCTATGCGTGAAAAACTTCCTAAGAATTGGGCAATTCGCGTCACTAAGGCTCGTGGCATGGGCGATAAGGTTCGTGAGATTTGGCCTGAGATTGTGGATTGCGAATGGGTTTCACTCATGAACGATGAACATTTCGCGATTACCGACGAGTGGGACAAAAAGCTTCTTAAGCAGCTTAATGGAAAGAATTTTGTATCTTGCAACGATCGCTGGAATGCTCCAGCCCGCTCTGCCGGTTGTACAATCTGGTCAATGCCGCTGCTCAAAGCCGTTGGTTGGCCGATCTTTCCACCTCAGATCAATCACTTAGGGATCGATGACGTATGGGAGCAATTAGGCCGAATCACTGGCACCTGGCGCGTGGATATGTCTGTGGTTATTGAGCACCGTCACGTGTTCCGTGGCGGTGAGATGGACGAAACTCATAAGCTGACTTATGGCGATCAGCCTTGGAATGGATCACCTGCGCACCAAGATGTTTCGGCTAGGGTCCAGATGTTCATGCAAACTGAGTTTCACCCAGCCGTTGAGCGCATTAAGAAGTTCGCAGACAACTACAACTATTTCATCAAGCCAAATGCACAGGGCGCGCACATGAGCAAAGTAGAAACCACATGATGGCGCATTCGCCGATCGGCGCGTCTAGTTACTATCGCTGGAAGGCTTGTCCAGCCTCGGTGAGGCTGTCTGAGGGTTTAAATAGTCCTGATACGCCAGAAGCCATTCAAGGGAATCGTGCTCACGACTGCGCGGCTATCTGGATTAAAAACAATCTGTGTCCTAGCAGCAGATTCACAGATCTCGAACAAGAGGATTTTGATGCGGTTGAAGTTTATGTTGATTTCGTCAATAGCCTCAGGAACGAACCGGATTTACGCTACTGGATTGAAACTAAGTTCGATCTATCGAACATTTATCCGGGTCTTTATGGGACGGCCGACTTTGTCTGCTACTCAAGCCGACATGAAAAACTTGTGGTGGTTGATTACAAGCATGGGGTTGGGATGCCGGTGGAAGTTAAGGGTTCTTCCCAACTCCAATACTACAGTGTTGGGGCTATGCTCCAGCTCAATCTCCCCGTTAAATCTGTGGAGCTTGTTATCGTCCAACCCCGATGTCCGCATCCTGAAGGCCCAATTCGAAAATGGCAAACTACGCCTAAAGCTCTCCAATCGTTTTTGGATCAGCTTGTTTCCGATGCGAAAAGGACGGCCGATCCAGAGGCGGAGCTTTCGGTTGGCGATTGGTGTAAATTCTGTCCGGCCGCGGCTGTCAACTGTCCAGCCGTCAGAGAGAAATCGCTGGAACTAGCGAGCGAATCATTCTCGCCAGCTCTCGCTTATGATCCAGAAAAGCTCTCCGAAGTGCTTAAAATGCTTCCCGTTATGGAGTCTTGGATCAAAAACGTGCGTAAGTTCGCGGTAAATGAAGCGCAAAATGGCAAAATCCCTCCAGGCTTCAAGATCGTTGGTAAGCGTCCACAGCGTAAGTGGAAAGAGGGCTGGACCGGCGAAAGGCTTGCTCAGGAATTTGGCCTGAAGGCGCCAGCTATGTTCGACCAGAGAATCAGGACACCTGCTCAGATCGAGAAGATGATCACCAAAGACTTGCGTCCAAAGGTTGAAACGCTCGTTGACAAGATATCTTCCGGCTACAAATTGGTCGAGGATAACGATCCCGAACAAGGCCTACTTGATAGCGAAATTGACTCCTTCACACTAATCGAGTTTTAAATGCCAAAACATCCGTTCCGCGATCTCAAATTAGCCGCAAAAGAGGGTAGAACACTCACTCCCGAGGATCTTTCATCTAAAGACCTGAGCACAACTATTCTCGAAACGGTCGCTCCTGACATTGAGTTCAGAGTATTAGTTGAAAAGAATATCGAGGACGCGATCAGAGTGGGCGTTGACATAGCCAAGATACTTGACGACGTGAAGCCTATGGCGCGCGTTATGATCACAAAAGCGCTTTATGAGCATACGCTTCAGGTCGATCGCAAAATGGTGCAGTTGATTAAGAAATCCGGTCTCTGGGAATCAATTTAAAAAAGCGTCTAAATCCGCGGCCGAACCGTTGAAGTAGTCGGTGTCCGAAGCCTCTTCGCCACTCGCCGTATACTGCCAAAATGTCCAGGGGATGGTTGGAGCGTTCTTCGAGTAGGCTGCAATCCAACGAGTATATTTTGCGAAACGTTGATCAGAGCCTATCTTGAGCAGCCCGTACATGTTTTCATCGATGTATAGCACTGGGATCTTTCCAGTAATAGCCTCAACATCCACAAGCCACTCTAAAGCCGCATCAGCCACCGCAGGATACGAAACGCCATTCACACTAGCTTCTTCGAGATCTAGGATAGGCGGCATTGTAGGTTTAAGCGTGTTGTAGACTTTCATGTAGGCTGTCACTTGCGTTGATACAGAATCGTTCGCGTGAAAAAAGTGATAGAGGCCGCATGCCACAAGACCCGCTGCCCTGGCGCCAGCGATCAACTCAGATGCGTAGCCATCGACAATGCTGATGCCCTCTGTCGCCTTCGTCATCATGAACGCGATACCGTCAGCAACAGCTTTCTCCCAGTTAAAGTTCTCCCTGGCATAGGACGTGTCGACACCCTTTAACATTTACTTCCCCTTTGGAACTAACAGATCTAAAGCCGATTGATGCGCTTGAACCTTGGCTGCGACCTCTGGAGTCTGCTCCTTATTCTGATAATGACTAATCACAGCCCTCATGAGCGGCGGGATAATCATCTCGAGCACTTGGACGACCACGTAGGGCATCATGTAGCGTCGTCCACTAAATCTTGTGCTGCTTCTTCACCCCATTTAGCTAAGTAATTAGGCGCTTGAGCCTCTAGCTTTTGGAACAGCGGATCCATAGGAATGTTGACCGTCGCACCTGATGGAAAGTCAGGATTCTTCTCAGAGATCGTGAGCTTAAGAATTCCGTTAGCTAGATCCACTTCTACATCGCCGAGACCAGAATCGAAGGAAACATTAATTAGTTGCATCGTTACCTCCTTAAATAGGGACAGCGGATTCGCATGCCGCGGTTAATGCTGCGGATAGTGCGGATGCATTTGCCGTTGCGGAACAGCCCCAACCAGGGGGAATGCTATTAGACAAGAAACCCATGATTGTATTCACAGCAACAGGACAGGCCAAATTGCCAACGATACCCATCGGCTTCATAACAGATTTGGCTTTTAGGGCCTCTGCCTTAGTAGAGCTGACAGTCGCATTCGCACAAAGATTCGCGTTACCAAGAGCGGTAGTAAGTGAGGCTTGAACGTAAGTGACGCTCGAGCAGTTTAGTGCCGTGGCGACAGCTTGAGCGGCGCCTCCAAGGATCGCCGTCTCAACATCGCAACCAGCAGCTTGAATGGGTGACATGGACCCACCAGACGTCGTTGTGGTCGTACTGGACGTGCAACCACCAAGCAAAGCCATTGCACTAATAAGAAAGATAATAATTTTGCTCATTTAATTCTCCCATTTTCAATTAAAGTTAATCGTTTTTCAATTCCTTGAAACCTGTCTTCAACATGGATTTTCACCTCTAGAACCGAGTCACGCAAGGTAGAAATCTCTTTTTTCACTCCTCGACTCGACCACCAAATCATGAGCAAAAGTATCGTTTGCACTAATCCATGCCCTGGCTCTATTTTGAGAAAATCTACAATCTGGTTTAAATCTATTAAATCCATGAAGTAACTCCCTATTGATAATGTTCTTCGATAACTATCTGACCACTGGCCCCGGCGCCGCCAGCTGCACCACTTGTTCCAAGTGTCCCGCCTGCGCCGCCTGTTCCCACACTAAAAGTGTATGAGGTGCTTGGATTTATAAGCAAATATTCAAGATACCCGCCCGCGCCGCCTGCGCCGCCTGCGTTTACCGTAGCCCCGGCGCCAGCACCACCACCACCTGATCCAGAACCAGCCTTAGCTGCGTTTCCAACAGTCCCGGCTCCTCCTGATCCACCCTTACCCGCACCGCCAAAAAAGGAGACTGCTCCCTCGGCACCATTGGCGTTTACGGCATCCGATGCGCCACCTCCATCAGATCCGGATACATTCAATACGACGTAAAGACCGCTACTAACGGTATTAGTGCCTCCGACCGCGCCTATGGTTCCAGAAGTCGCAGCAGCCCCGCCAGCATTTAGAAATACGTTGCCAAAGGTTGTAGCCCCACCGGCTGCGCCATTTCCTGGGCCGGTGCCCGACCCGGAGCCTCCAGAACCTCCTCCCATAAGCCGAATTTTTATGGATAGCGGCGAAGGCGCCACAGGAAGTTGATACGTCCCCGAACCACTGGTTGCCGAATAGGTGATACTAGCCGGACCGGTTCCCGCAACGTTAGTGAGCGTTCCCGTCCCAGGAGGAGTACCGTTGCCAGAAACGACTACCGAAGTGGCACTCGTGGGTGCTGTATAGATGACCGTAAATGTTGACGAACTAGTTGTATATTGAGCCCCAGCTACAATTTGCGAACTAAGTGCCGATGTCGTAAAGGTATTAAATTGAACCGCTGATCCGGTAAGTGAAAATGTCTGTAGAGTTGGCGGTACCAAGTTCGGAGCTTTCCAAGCTGGATTTGCTCCAGTTCCTTGAGACGTAAGAACCATCGTCGTGGAAGAATTCGGCGCAATAACATTCAGTTGGGTGCTACTCGACCCCGACACAATTAGGCCATATTGATTAGCTGTGTACGCTAGACCGGAAGTAGCATTCACCCAACCTGGCTGAGCTCCAGATCCAAACGATTGAAGAACAGTTCCACTAGAACCAACTGCTAAGTAGGAATAGCCAACGCCGCTCCCGTAAGGAATAGCGCCAACTGCCGGTGAAGTCGCAACACCAGTTCCACCAGAAGTAAGTCCCAAGGTGCCACTCATGGCAGGACCACCAAGAGCAATTTGCTGAAAAGACGGCAAGGCCCCCGAGTTAGCAACAAGCGGCCAGGTTGGTGTCCCAGAAATTTGCTGCATCTGTGTTGTGCCGGAGCCTGCGAAAAGCTGGTTTGGTGTGAATAAAGTCAATCCAGTTCCACCAAGCGATACAGGTAGAGTCCCTGAGCCTGCAGTTAAAACCTGTTGATACGTCGGAGCACTTGAAGCGTTTGCTGTCAAAACAAGTCCAGCTCCGCCGGGGTTTGCGTAACTATAGCCGGTCGGACTAGCCATATAAGGAATGGAGAAATTTAAAGGAACCTGTCCGGTCCCGGTTCCACCAGCTAAAATGCCGATAGCTCCAGAGCCAACAAGCGCTAGGCTAATTGCTTGAAATGTAGGTGCAGACGAAGCGTTCGCGACTAGGGGAAACCCGACAGGACCGGGCGCTGTTGTGGCAAGTTGCGTTGCACTTGAAGCAAACACGACTCCCCATTCACTAGGAACTAGACCTCCAGTGCCTCCATTTCCAAGTGATAACGTTCCCATGACGTTTGAACCGCCAACATTGAACTGCTGAAAAGTCGCTGGAACCCCAATTCCGTTTCCTGTAAACACGGAACCTAACGCGCCCGTTGGAAGCGTCGAGCTTCCGGCAAGAGTCCACCCGGTGGCGCTGGAATTTACGGTCAGATAAAGGCCTGCGGAACACCCAAGCGCTACGGTAGTAGGTATTTGTGGATTAAAAGTATTAGTTAAGCCAAAACCGCTTGGCATTGAGACCGTTCGAGCGATCCTATCCGCCATATCTTGAATGAGAAGCGTTAGGTAATCGAGTTGGTGAGTAAGTCCGACTGAGGAAATGAAGCCGCTTTGTAAAATAGCAAAAGTCTGAGTCTCAATGGGTTGACGATCGATCACAACAATTGTGGTGTTCACGACCGAAGATGAGAATATGACGTTTCCGCCATTTGGATAAATGCCTGTCGAGTCAGCAGTCGCGGCAACCGAGTAATTCGAGTTCAAAATCTGTTGAGTAATCCCGCCAGCGATCGTATCAAACAGATAAACTTTAAGATCGGTCTGTTGGTAAAACGGAAACGAATAGGGAAAGACGACGCTCGAACCGTTTCCGGCTAAAAGCACTGTGTTCGTTGTAGTTGAAATCGCCATTATTTACTCCCCTGCATGATCTTTGCACCTTGTTTGGCCATATTCCACATCTGATAATAAGCGGTATCGATTAGCTGTCTTTTCTGGTCTGGCGGATATTTGGAATCGGTGATCGCCTTCACTAAAGAACTTTGCGCCCTCAGTGCGCCCTGTATTGGTTCTAGTTGAGCCATGGCGTAACCGTTGTGGTCTCTAATGTATTCTGCAGCGCTATCAGGTCTACCCGCCTTAGTCATGGCTTGGGCTGTATCCATTACTACCTTAGCTTTATCGTAAGCTTCGTAGAAATCCTGAATGGGCTGCATGTTCATCGATGGGTTTCTTTGAACGAACGCCTTAACAAAGGGAATGTCCGCCATTTCCATAGCGGGACGCTCACCACGGTTTGCAACTGCGTCGATTGTCTGAAGCGCATACTGTCCGCCGGTGCCGGACCACTCTCTAATCCAGTTGTCGATAATGAGCGGCGAAGTCGCTTTTGTCCCACTTAAGCCAGGAACATATCCAAGCATCTTTCCTAGCGTTTTAGCAGTGGATGAGGTGTAAGGCATGTACTGCATCTCTGGAGCGACCTTTTGTAGTTGATCTGGAACAATAGGGCGATCCATAAAGAGATTGTGATTCGTCATCGTCTCAATTGGCGGCACAAAGACACTTGGGATGATATTTGGTGTGATCCCATGCCTTATGGTGGTTAAGAAATCTCCCAATTGATGTGGATTTTCGTCAAAATACTTTGAAAGTAGTCTTTCGGGCAGAGAACCAAATATCACGCCGAGCTCGAACGGCTTTGAGATCTTTACCGTAGTACCGTTGTTTACTTCCCATGAACCGTCTGGAAGTTGTCTTCGCAAGTCCTCTGGCCGAGCCATAGCGTCCATCGGATTTTGCGCTTTTTCCCATTTATCTTGCGGAAATAGCCAATAGAGATCCTTCTCCCATTGTGGAGCATCTTGGTATCTAGAGTCCTTGTGGTTTATCGCCCAGTTTGCAATCGTCGGGAGAGTGATCGCCATCGCAGCCTTGGTTGCAGTACCTACCGGGTCATCCTTCATAGACCTGAGTAATCGATCCGTTCCTTGAATCCCAATATTCATGAAAGGCGTGAGCGCCCGCATGATCTTCGTTTGAGACCCAGACCGATCGTAATCTAGGGTAACTTCTCTTGCTGCCGAGCCAGCCGTCGAGATTTCCGCCGGCGTCGCTCCCTCTTTAGCTCCACCCAGAAGTTTAAACTCAGCAACTCTCTGTGCTGTGTCTGAGATGTGGGCTGCCCACTGAAGTCCTTGGATAGGTTTTCGCAAAACATTCCAAGTTTTATCCATCCAGTTCCCGGTGTCTTTGTTGAGGGTCCAGATGTTTTGATCTTGAAAGTATTGGTTGAGGTTTCTAATTTCACCGGCGGTACCTCCTGAAGACAAAAATTTCTGGTAATCTTCTGAGTGCCCAGCTACATCCTTAATTGAAAGCATTGTGTTCCAGGCAAACTTCATTGAGTCCACGAACGGCATCTTTACCGACTGAGAATAAACTTGGCCTGTCTCGAGCTGCCTAATCCCATGGCGCATAATAAAGTCTGGAGAGAGAACCGTTCCAGTTCTTAGCCAGCTACCAGGTCCCATGAGGAGCTTGAGGAACAAATTGCTCATTCCAGGATCATAGTTTAGCGCTTTAATGCCGTCTGCGAACTCAGGCGAAGTCTTCCAGGTTTCTTTGTTGCCTTTCCTTAGGAATGTAAACTCGTTTGTGGCGCCGGTGGGTTGTTCTACCTTTGCCGCTAGGGCCTCGCCATTTTCTGCATTTTCGACCATCTTGGCGAAGTTGAGCCCAACGGCATTTCTCTCTGCAGCCTCAAAAATTCTCGCGGTGTTTCGATAAATTGATTCGATTGGATCAAGTATTGCTTTGTCGGATCCCTTCATTTCAGGAGCAATGCGGCCGCCGCCGCCCTGGGGTTCGCCTAAAAATTCATCAATGTCTTGTTGTCTAAGTAGCGGCAAATAATCTTTTGAATCACCTACTATGCGCGCGTAAGATTCAATGCTGATCAGGTCGGCATCTTTTGCATATTTAAGCATCCGATTATTAAATCCGACGAGTCTATCGAAGACGTCTCCAAATCTGTCTTTATCAGCTTCGACAACTTTTTTTGCATCTTCTAACGGGATGCCTGTTTCTTTTCCCTCGCCATTCGGTCCGGCGGTGTCTCGCTCCACAGCTCTTCGTGACATCGCGTAGGCTAGAAAGTCTCTCTGGTCCTCAGGCTTAATGTCCTTGAGAACGGTCTCTAGACCTTCGCCATTAGCTTTACCTGTAGCATAGTCAATCGTGTTGAATTGAAACGCCCTCTGCATCTTTCCGCGCCATGATGTATAATTGAGAGCTCGTTGATAAGGCGAATCTAGTCCGCCGTTTTCTGATTCAAAGCCAGCCTTGTCCTCAGCTCTACCAAGGCTAGCAACTTTGTTGACTGCGGAATCGTAGAATTTATCCCAGGCGCTTCGTAGGTTATCGACGAACTCCGATGGAGTAAGCCACGATGGATTTGGCTTAGATTGGTCTTCTGCACGCCTAGAAAGGACAACCTCTCTAGATTTCGATACATCATCAGGCTCTTCACCTTCAGGTGTCTCCGGTTTCTTAAGCGGAATAGCATTTTCCTGTTGGGGCTCTTCCTTAGGTGCTGCCTGTTCTGGCTCCTGAGGATTTTCTGACACAAGCTCCTGCTTGATCACGGGATCCGTGTGAGCTGCTTCGGCAATATCTGCAGCACGCTCGCCGGTTTTTGCATAAATATTCATGAGTTTTGACGCAACTTCTGGAGTATGGAGGACTCCCATCATAAGTGCGCCGTCTTGGAACTCATTCCACGAGGGCAGGTGCCCTGCAATCGCCGCTTGAGAGCCAACCATAGACATGTACTCTGCGCCAAGCGCCGTCGTCGCGCCCAGAAGTGGCTTCGCTATAGCGCCGGTGGCGGCACCGATGGCTCCAGGGATACCGTCTTTCGTAGCCTTCCACGCAGCTGAGCCAACTTCTGCCATGAATTCTTGAGGATCGTGGATTCCGTTTGGATTTTGATAATGCTGCATGAGCATTTCCCTTATGAAAGTGGGTGCTGCAAATGCTCCAAAACCAGCGCCAGCCGCAACACCTGCGGGAATACCTGCCAGGCCGCCCACGGCAGCCCCGGCTGGAGCTCCGGCTATTGCACCTACCGCGCCGCCAGCCGCCATGAATGGGGCGTCTAACCCATACTGCTCGAATTTCTCAGCCATTCTCTGCAGGAAACCTTGGTGCTCTGGAGGCAAAACATCGGCTGGAGCTCCTCCTCTCGCCATCGTGCCAAACACGGACCCTTGCCAAGCCGCAGTTAGGCCCTCGCCAAAGGTTGTAGCTTCATGAGGCGGCATCTTTCCAGACTCATCTTTTCGCCCATCTTTCCACTTTTCGAGGTTTTCGGCGACACCCCGTTGAATGTCAGAAACGTCTGGATCTTTCACGCCAAAGTAATCGTTGATATCCTTCGCGCTAAAGCCGTTCTTTTGAAACGTTTGAACCAGCTGCTGTTTCCACTGATCGATATCAGCGTCATTAAAGCCGTTCTGGCGGTAAGTCTGCTCTTCTTGTTGGCCTTCAGATAAATCAGCCATCGCCACCGAACTCATTCGTCGGGAGTTTTACCTTTCTTTTCTTTTCTCTTTCCACGGCCGCGCGGTGGAGCTCGTCCTCTTTCTGCTTCTGGACCTCGGCTTCAATGCGGTCTCTCTCTGCCTCTTTGGCCATTCTTTGATCCTGAAGTTGGGTGACCGTCAGCTCTTGGGGCTTGGCCTCGGGTGGCGCTACGGCAGCAGCTGGTGAGTCCGCGGCTGGCTGTTCCGGTTGCGGACTTGCACTTTTTCCCTTATTAAAGTTTGAGTCAGGTCGCTTTTTCCAATCCTGTATGGTCTCACCAGGTCTTTTTGCTCCTGGATCTGTAGGGATATTGGACGGCGGAGGGGGCTGTTGGGGAATATCCTTAGTCGGCGATGTGGAGTATTGAATGCTACCGTTAGACTGACCTAACGCTTCAGCAGCGCCAGCCTGGGCTCTTTGTACGGCATTCATCCGGTACTTATTCAAAATGGCGATCGGGCTATCTGGATCTTTTGGGTTTTGGTTGGAGTAAAAATCTCTGAGCGTCCCTTTTCCATTCTGCACATAAAGTTGAGCGGTCGTCTGAAGCTCCTGCCTAAAATTAGCATTTGCCGTGTCTCCAGCGACTGTATAGCCGCCACCCATAGCCTTAAATCTGAGCTCTTGATTGGCTTGGCTATAGATACTTTTCAGATTGCTCTTAATAACCTGACCGTCTGGAGTCTCGTCAATTCGTTTGAAGAGTCTAAAAGCGTCTTCGCCCGACATCTTTCCATTAGATGCGTTGTACGCCGCAACCACATCGTCTCTAGAATTAATTTGACCGTTGAGAATTTGATCTTCCACGTGATTCACATAAGCCGGATCCGACTGGACGGACTTCTTTGAGTACTTTGCTATCATATCCAAGCCCATGTTCTTTTGCTCGAGCGTGAGGTTTGGATTGTTAATAAGGTTCTTAGGGTCCATTTGTCCGCTAACGATCGCTCTTGAATTCTGATCAAGATAAACCTGGCCCTTGGCTCGCAAGAGCTTTTCTTGATTCGACAGCACCTGATCTTCTTGGAGCGCTCTCGCGTGATCCATGTTTTTTGCGTAACCTTGGAGATTCGAAATCTGATCGGCATCTAGATATCTGTAGAGGTTTGACCTATCGTTCTTGTCGGCGGGATCAAGACCTTTAAGTGTGGAAAGAAGCATATTCTCTTTTGGAGTTCCGTCTGGATTTTTACCTGGATCCATTTGGGCTAGGCCCCTAGCTGCTCCGTCAGCAATCTTCTTGTGCATATCAAGACGCAATCTTTCGGCTTGCGCCGGCGAGATATTGGCATTTTGAATGAACTCTTCGTTTTTATCGACTAGATCCGGAAACTGATTAGGGTCCATCATCGCGACATTCGAGTCGGCGTCAACGCCGCTATTAAATGCAGTGACTGTGTTGTTATAAGAAATCTGCCCGCTGACGTGCGAGGCCTTAAGTAACATCGCTCCGGTAAGCCTTGATTGCTGCCGCTCAAAGAAATTGCGACTTCCGGTGGTCGAGAGATTCTCGCCGATCTTATCTGTGTCTTGTTGAAGTTGCTGTTTGAATTGCTCTACATCCAAGTTCCCCGTGGCCATGGCATTATTCAAATTCTCGGTGTACTTTTCTCGAGCCGCCGCCATGTCGGAATAAATATTGGCAGTTTCTTCCTGCTCACTCTTTCGGTAAAGAAGTGAACCAGCTTCACTTACTTTTTCTCCAGCTGATTCCATTCCGCGGCCAAGCGCTGTCACGGCCTCTAGGTTTGGAGAAATTCCCCCAACCGCTCCTTGCGTTCCTACTTGTGGGAGATCTGAGTTAATTTCTGCCATTTTATAACAACGCCGCTACGGCGATTCCTGCTCCCACGGCGCCTCCTGCTGCTTTAAAGTAACTTCCCTGTTGTGCTGATTGAGCACCATACGCATCCATAGACGCTTGGTTTTCTTCTTGAACGGCCTTGACCTGCTCTCCATAAAGAACATTTTGCCGGTCCATTTCAGCGTTCATGGAACTCGCCGCCATAATTGAAAGCACACTCCCAGACTGAGTGACCCCTGAAGCCGCCGCTGCACCTTGAATAGCGCCGATCTTCTGGCCAGATATGATCTGGCTTCTTGCTGCATTTGAAGCTCCTGCTTCAATATCAAGTTGGGCGTTTTGATTTTGAATATTAGATTGAGCAGTTAGGGTCGCGCTCTCCATTGCGCCCGCGTAAAGACTTCCGAACGTAGATAATAGATCGCCAGCACCAGTTGCAACCGTCCCGTAAGTTCCCTTGCCAGTTCCGGCACCGGAAAAATCTGACCCGCCACTCGGCGTATCGGTCAAATCACCGCCACCTCCATCTGCGGATATCATCTGAGGGCTTGGCATTAGACGTCGGTCTCCTCGTAGAAAGTGGTTATCGAAATGACTGAGCCAGGTAGCATTGAATTCTGCTGAAACCAAAGCATGTTGTCAAAGTTGTACTCCGCCTCAATTCCTTCTCTAATTATCCCACTATAAAGTGGTTCTGCCGTATCTGCCGGTAAATTATCGGCCTGCATGAAGTTCCAGGAAAGCAGATTGTTCAAATTCATGCCAAAGCTAAAATCGCCAACATCGTGAAGTTGAAACGCCGCTCTGTGCATTCGTCTAGTGCTGCCGATCGCAGATCCCTGATTTGAGCCCACTCCTGCCCTCATGAGCTGCCCACGCGAATTAAACGCGTATCCGACTTGCGCGATAGCCGTTGAAAAGGGAAGGGCAACCGTCCCACCCGAACCAACCACCACTGGAGTTGTGTTGGCACCATCAGCCAAAACATTCACTGTCTCACCGGTTAACCACCAAGCGCCAGTTACGGACGTCACGCACTCGCGAAATACCCCTGAGCCCACATAGGCCGAATTGTTTATTAGTGATACCGGGCTTCCTTGGAGATTAGCCAGATAAAAAGCTGACGTCGACGTGGAGAACGCCTGGAACTTATTTCCGTTAAGTGGATTGACGGCGGAAACAACTCCATTCGCGTTAATGGCTGAGGAGTTTAGCCCAATGATGTTCTGAAAGCCTACCGTATAAGATGTTGGCGGTGGCGTTTGAAATTGAGGAGTAAAATTAAATATCGTGTATATGCCGGAATTGACTACCGTCGTAATAGAGATTGGCGAGTCAAAGCTGGCGCCGCAATCTCCTTGAAAGGCTTGGGCTTGAATCATCGAGTCGTTATAGAAGTTCGTCATATACTCGATACAGTAATTTACAGTCGAGCTATTTAAGAACCTCTTTGTGACAAGCCAAAGCTGATCGTACGTGTTGGTTGGATCAGGAATAGTCGCCATACTTGTGACTACCGGTGGACTTCCCGAACTGTCCGACCTTCCGCCGAGTTGGTGCCTACTCCATCCAGCTTCGACCGTCACGTCGTCACGGTTATAGGTCATTGAGACCAACTGACCATTTGAAGTTAAACCCCAAACTAGCGGCTGGGTTTCCTTTTGAACTACAAGCTTAGTTATTGTGGGGAGGGTAATATGCTCAGCCAAGATTGTGAGGTCACTAGACCTGTATGTTCCAATCTGGAAGAAGTAGTTCATCTCCCTTACTTTTCTAAGCGCTCGCTGCACGTAAAGAACGGCGTTGCCAGCCATCACAGCATCAATATCTGCGGATCCAAAGAAGGACGTCTGCTGAGCATTCACGTTCGTAGGATTTAAAGAAGTCGCTTGCGATCCGGGGGTGATTACCCACTCATTAGAGAAGGACGCCGCCAACAAGCCCTCTGCGGTTGACTTAAGCCACTGGAGCTTATTCTCGTCAGTCGAGTTGAGAGTAAACTGATACGCATTGTTCGTCTGTACCTGGAGAGCCGCGGAACCTATGGCAACGGAGGGTGCAAAGTTTTCGAAGTTGCTCACAGTGCTTCCGTCGAGCTGCTGAGGAAAATTTGGGCTACCAGTAAAGCAAAGTCTATCTTGATGAAAACAAGTTGCACTTGGGAAGCTCGAGCTTCCAAGAGCTCCGCCAGGGGAAGCGCCCTGAAAGTTAAAAACAGCCGGCAAACCCCCACCGTTGTTAATATAGCCGCCATAGCAGCCTAGCTGCCAAAAAGTAACTACCGAGGTGTTGATTAAACTATTTGATTGATCAAGATAAAATCCGGCCTGATTGGCGAGGCCGCTCCAAGATGTAATATATCCAAAAGCACGTTGTCCGGCGTTTACGACACTCCCTTGCTGAAGCCCAACGACTCGTCCGATGTCGGCATTTGAGAGAAATAACGCTGGAGCAATAAGCCCACCTGGACTTCCGGCGTATACAACGCCGCTTCCAGATAGTCCCAACACCTGAAGAGTCGAGGATCCTGTGGTGTTAATCGAATAGTAAACAGGCGAAGACGAGTTAGTGGTCGCGGTGTAGGTTTGAGTAAGTTGATAGTTTATAAGTACGCCTGAGCAATTTTGAATTACGATTTTGGTTCCACTTAAATACCCGTGGGGATTTTGCGTGGTGATATTGGCGATATTGTTTACGTTAGCAAAGCCAGAAATTACAACTTGCGATCCGGTCTGTAAAAAAAAGTTAGTACCGGCCGCGCCGTTGGTTCCAACGGGAGTGAGTGTGACCTGGGTCGAATCGCCTATCTGAGCGTAGGAGTTGTAGGCGAGATAAGGTCCATCTTGAAAGTAAACCTGAGCGAGTCTCCAATCATAGGTCCCAAATCTCTGCAGTTTAAAAGTCGGATAGTTGGGATGGGTTAGATAGAGAGTGTCGGCGTTTTGTCCCCATTTCAGGTGTTGAACATCCTGAGGCAAATAAGGACTAGGCACTCTGTAAATGGACTCATTAAAACTATTCGCAACACTGAGAATGTTTTCGCCAGGTTTCGTGGTGTACGCGGGCCTTGTTCCAAAAAAGAAATGCTGACCGTCGTTTGTAGATCCGGCTACGTAAAACTGCGATGACGGTGGAGTGTAAATACCATTTTGGGCGTAAAAGCTTATGTACTGTCCGCCGAACTCCAGCATGTAGGATTGTGTTTGGGAAAAAATAAAGGGAATGAAAACCGGGGAAAGAGCCGAGCTTTGCGCGGTCGTCGCGACAAACTTGGTGGCAGGGCGCCTAAGGAGAGGGCCCTGAAGCGCTGGAACATAGTTTAAACAAGACGCTAGACCTTTGCGGTATCTCTCGCCTGAGACCTGACCTTGCGCGAGCGGAGAAAATTCTCCACCTGTAAATGCTTCTTGGAGGAGTGATACTTTAGGCATATCAGAACCTCTGGGTTATCCAAGAATCAATCGGCGGATTCATTGGGCGCTGCTCAAAGGCATTTCGTTGTTTCGCGTCTTCCATAGCATCATCGTAAATCTTACCGGCCTGCTGGAGTTTACTTGAGCTTTGAGTTAACTCCTCGCAAGTTTCAACGGCAAGTAGGGCCGCAAAAGCCTCGGCAAATGATGGATCGAATAACCCCTCAGTTACATTTTGCGATACATAGCGGATGTTAATTGGACTTGCCTGGTCAGAAACAATGGCAGATCCACCTTCGCCCGGCATTTGTTCTATTTGATAATCATTCACATTTGGAGGCCCGGAAATATATCCACCATAGGCCACGCCGTATCTTTGATCGGGCGGCGCCATCATTAAATAATCGGGTGGCAGCGGAAAATAAAAGGCCGGGCCAAATGCTGGGGTTACGGCAGATGCCGTTAGACTTGCGCGCTGAATTGAGAAGTTCCAGAACTTGGATCTAAGAAGCCTCAGGAGAACTGGCTGATAAGCCCTAAGCATGGCTCTAGAGCCGCGCGAACCATCTGTGATGGATGTGATCGGCTGATAGCCATTAATCTGGAGAGCTCTGTTACATATTGAAATTTGGGAGGTAGTGTTTGCCATTTAAACCCCCCATTTAGGTTCCGTAGCTGATTCCTGTGAGGAGAACGTTTAATCCAATAGTGAGGCCAGAATTTGAGAACACCCGGTATTGTCCTGGAATCGCATCAAATGCCTGCATGTAAGCTTGGGTTGTTCCGACGAGAAGTGCGCCAGATCCTGCTTGCATCCAGTTGCCTCTTTGATTCTGTACCTGTAGCTGAAGATTCGACGAACTCGGAGGAAATATTCCATCTGAATCGATCGAAAGCATTGTCCTGCCGCCAGTCCACGCGACTGATAACGAAGAAGATCCGCCAGCCCAAGTAAGTGGCACCCCACCAACCAAAACTCCATTTTGATATTGCTGATTCCCAACACCAGCGCCATACGGAATTTGCGACGCAAACTGAAGGGAGGAGTTATAAATAACTTGAGCGCCGCGGATTGCTCCCATTAGCTGAGAACTCCCGACGTATCTCTGACAATCTGCTCTTTAATCATCTCAAGACACTGAAGGACTTCAGCCTTAGTGACGATCCGAGAAGTCGTGGTCGGAGAAGCGCCGAGATCGGTAATGCCGGTGGTCGACAAATTGATATTAAGCTCAACGATCGCCGAAGAGTTCCCGTTGCCAATAGCCTCTGAGACGTTCTCCAGAGATTGTCCGGGGTTGATCGCGTACCATCTTGTGGCCATTTAGACTCCTCTGAGGAAGGGAGGGAGGAGGCCCTCCTCTCCCCTCACGCTTAGAACGAAAAAGTACATTTCATGCCGACGTAGCCAGCCGACGCAACTGCAAGTCTTACACTAAAACCAACATCAATATCACACTGTGGATCGGAACTTAAACCAAGAACCTGCCAAAGAGGCTGAGTGAGAAGATAATTAATTCCAGAATAATTTCCCGTTGCGGTATTCGAAAGACCGGACGTGAAGGTCGCATTTGCGGTATTACCAGTAATTTGAGCGGAAAATGCGTTAGAGCTAATTAGAGTCGTAGTCAAAGACTGCGCCAAAAACGCTCCGCCGCCAGACTGGAAATTTGTCGGATACCAAGCTGCGATATCAAGTACACAACCAGAGCCTAAAGCTGCGTTCATATACTCGATGTTCCACAAAAAGGATTCAGAAGGAACCTGACAAATGCGCCATTGAGATCCTGCGCTGTCGGAGCCGCTCGAATAAATCCAATCTTGCGAGTGGTTAAGTGAGCCTTGGCCGATGCCCGCGTCAGTTAAAATTTTCGGCGTCGCATCGCGATTCGTAATCTGGTTCGACTTTAAATTTGTAATTGCCATCTCATCCCCCTCTTACCGTGTCCAGATCCAGGTGACCTTCTTTTCTTCCAACCGAGTGCCACCAATCGTGCACTTGTTGTAAGTCTGATAAGGTATCCCCTGAAGATCTCGGCGTTGACCAACATCCGTATAAATGTCTTCCCAGATTCCTAGGTAAACACCAGATTTCATCCACAGAGGCGTCATGGTCGACGTACCACTTTGATCGTCGGTACCGGTCGTCAGAAGCTCCGTGTGGATAAACTTGATGCCCAAGAACTCCATGACTCGTCCGGCCACAAGAACACGAGTGTCGTTGTAGTCCGAGTTAATCACTTGAGTCTCTGCCAGCAAACTGTCATGCGAGGCCGCATTGATTGCGCAGTAAATGGGTTCGTCGAAAACGTCTGCGTAATAGCTTAAGAGTAAACGTTTTGCGTAACGCAGCTTCGCGACAGTCATATTGACTGGGCTTGTGGCACCTTGTTGAACCGACACCTCATTGGCCGCCAGGAACGCAGTGGTCGTTCCACCAGTATTGCCAGTGAAGTTGTTGTTCACGATGCCAGAGATAATTTCAGAATCAATCGCGCGGCCGAGTGCGTGCGTGGCGTTAGTGACGTAGCTCGACAGAGGATCAGTAAGTAGACGTAGCTTGTCAAAAGTGTCTAAAAGCTGAGCAACATCATAGTCTTGCGGAAAAACCCAGCGCCTATCGATAGGTGCGTCAGTTCTGGGCATCGGTGCGTAACGCGATGTGACTTTGTTCGCGATAATGGCACCAAATTGGTCAACAGGAGAAGCTTGAGCGCCAACATGGTTTCCTGACATGACCGCTTCGCGCAGTACGGAACCCTTTTGTTGAAGCTTAAGCTGAATATTAGAACTAAACTGAAAAACATATAGCAGTGGTATCTGCGATGTTCCAGTAACAGCCATGGAAAGCGTCCTTCGTTAAAGTTTTGGAACTTTTAGCGAAGTGCTTGGCCGGTATTCCGGGGCGCCTTCTTGGCTTAACCGCCTAGGTCGTGGGTCTTTTGTCCCACCATCAATCGGGGCGAACTATGGCTTGGCCGATATAGCAACTGTGAATTATTTATCTTTGGTTGTAAAGTCCAATTTTAACCGTAGTTCTGACCGGAAGCCCACTGACTATGAAGCGCGTCCCACTGAGCCTTCGCCATGGCGTCGCCCGACATTAACTTGTCGGTAAAACTTTTGTCTGTTCTTAACTGGTCGATTTTGGATTTAGCAGTGTCGGGAGTATGAGTCACATTGCCTGTATTGCCCTGAATATAAGTACCTTCGCCAACTCTACGGCCGGCATCGTTTAGGGCCTTAAGTGCACGGTCAATACCGATCGCATTCGCTACAGAGTCGACCATTTTATCGTCCCACCCAAGAGCCTTTTGCCCCGATTTTGCCAGCTGCATATTGCTATCGTAGGTCGAACCCCATTCTTGACGCAGCTTATCAACCGACTGCTTAGCAAGGAGTTGCTGGTTTTCTTGAAAACCCTTGGTGGCGTTGGCAGCTCTTTCAGTAACGGCCTTTGAAATTTCTGCGGCTTGATTTTTATTTAAGCCCAGCTTGTGAAATGTCTCAGCAAGGAATTTCGAGTCTTCGGCGTGCTCCGCATTTTCAATCCCATATTCAGCAGGAGTCTTTGGACGTCCTAAACGGTCGTAAATAGAATTCCAGGCAGCTTCTTGCTCTTTTGCATCGCTATAGGAATCGGGCGTCCTGATTAGTTTATCGGCGGCCACCCCGCGGAGCTTTAATAGATTTTGGTACGGCTCGATGACCTCGGTCGGCTCTTTGATGCCGTGTTCCTGGACGAATGTTTTGAGCTCCGGCTTTAGGCTGTCGACCCAACTTGCCGCTGGGGGTATAACTTGGGATGTCAGCGGCGGTGCGCTCAACGTCTGAGTTGCTGTGATCTGGTCTGCCATTAAAAAGCTCCTTCATTTTATTCCAGGTTCGAGACATTTGTTTCAGCGATTCGTTTAGGGCGGCCTCTTTTTCTTGGAGGCGCATCAGTATGAGGTCCAGGGTCAGGATCTGGATCTCGCTCAGGCTGCTGCACTGGCAGGGCCTGTTCGATTTTTGGGATTCCATGAGGACTTCTCCTAAATAGCCACTTCGCACCTTCAAGCGCAAAGCTGGTGAATTTGGGCGCAACGCGCGTTCTCATCGTACCAATAGAGCGCTCTAAGCCTTTCGAGGGATTAAATGCCATCTGGTATTTGGCGACGAGTGCAAGCCAAGAACCTTTGCCCATTGGGCCATCACTAAATGCGCAATCAACTCTTGGAACGGTAGCCGCCAAACGATCAAGTAGACTCGGTACGATTTGCTGGACGCAAGTTTCGCGTTGCTCCTGCGTTAGCGGATCGTGATCAACTTTCGTTAGGATCTCGACCAAATCTAGCCAAAGGTCTTTAGTCTCATCCCAAGTGCCGTTGGTTTTAAAATCAATGTCAGGCGGGAGGGCGCCGGCGTCCATCAATGGAGAGCGCAAAGGCGGCGTGTAAACAGGCCTTGCGCGCGCTGCCTCAATTTTCTTACCAGCTCGCCATTCCGGATTACCAAACTTATCTAGTTTAATTGGATTGCCGTGCTCGTCCCTGGCGTCTTCTCTGTGGAATTCAGGTCGGATGCCTGCATCTTGCTGCCTGGCTATCTCGTTGAGTTTCGCCTCACCTGTTCCTTGAGCCTCGGCGTAAGCGCGGTTAGCCGCTTCTACGTCGGCTTTCAGCTGATCCAGAGTCTTAGCCATTAAATTCTCCCCTATTTCGGTCCATTGCAGTCTTCGAAATTCCAGTTGTCAACGTTCCAGGAGTCATAGCCTGCGGTGTTATCTGCCGCAGCGGATGAAGCAGATAGAGTTGAAATTGATCAAACTGCATGTGCTCTTGGATTCTTAAGAACACTTGCCTTCTTCCCTCTAAAACCTTTGGATCCTCTTTTTGATCTGGCTCCGCGGTCGTGGTGAACATCCGGCAAAAAAGCGCTAGATCAGTCATCACGGCTCTATTCTCGAGCTGACTTAAATCAAAACAGTTTTTATATGATATCTGGCGGTTCTTAAGAATCTCCATGTACTTACTAAGCTGATCGTCGCTACCAGGCATCTTAAGCAATACCCCGACGTTTCGGAACCGGCGTCATGCCAACAGGCGAAGGCTTTTGTCCACCACCAGGACCAGTGAGTCCGGCTTTAGCCATACCTGCAATCCCCGGAGCATTTTGCAACAACGTCTGAGTGGCCTGCTGTTTAGAGCGCTGATTTCTAATTCCGGCAATATCCTGAGGAGTTCTAATCCAGCTGGCCGGCACACCGTAAATATCTGCAATCTGGGGAGCCGCAGCATCCATGTTGATGTAATCGAGGATCGCGGGATCTTGCGCCTGCTGCGCGTAATTAGTGAAAATCTCCATAGCCCGAACGGCACCTGAAGCCCACTCAGCTTTTTGCGATCTTGTGATGGGCGAGTCGAAAATGATTTTGTAAGCGCCGCGCGATTGAGCGAGCATCTTTGGCTGGGGAGGTAAAAGTCCCTGGGCCTTAAGTAGATCAATCTCGCGAAGAATCATCGGGCCAAGATACTCGGAATCCTGGCGGCCTACCGTTGGCGCAAGAAGTATACTCTTTTCCTTTACACGTTCCATGACCTCAGTGGCCGTCATTTCCGGCGTCTCAGTCAGAATCTGAAAGATCGTATTTAAGAATGTGTCCTTGATGAGCGAGCGCTCATCTTCCATGAGTTCTTTGCCTTCGGGTAAATTCCCTACAGGCAAAGTATGAATCAGCGGGCGCCCATCAGCGCTGACACCGCCATAGTTCATCGATCCGGCTTGGAGATTGAACGAAGCAACAACTCCGTCATCGTGCGCAAGTAAAACCGGGTCAACAGCCTTGTGGCCAGCCTGGAGCATGGTTTTCTTTTGCTCGTTAAGAGTCTTAAGAGCAGGGAGAGCGTCCATCGCCGGACTACGCCCATACGGTTCATTTGGTGCCTGAAAGTATCGAGATACAATGTAGGGCATCTCTCGATATCCGCCGATATAATCGACCTGACCCACCGGCGTGAGGCATTCATGATGTTCTTCCGATAAATAAATCGATGACCATTTCATTCCCTTCGCGTCTTTGCGATAAGGATCTCTGTCCTCATTCGGCACAACAGCGTGAATAATAAAAAACTGGCGCTCAGGAAACTGCTCAACAATCGCTTGCACGCCCTCAGGAGCTGACTCGCCAAAGAATTTCATGATCTGGCGAGCCGTTAATTGAAAGTGTCTGAATACGCGGTCGATCATCCCTTGATGGTTCTCTTGCAAGAACACTTCACCAAGATGAGTGTTCTTATAACGAATCCCAAGGTCGCCATGCATCTGATCGACAAACATAATTCCGGTGCCGTACGCACCTAATGACATGTACTGAAGCTGATTTTGCGCTGCGAAATTAGAATTATATTTATAGCGCTCTGCGAAAAGAAGTTGGTTCACTTTATCGAAATAAAGCATGGTGTTCTTGTCGCGCTGCAGTACCGGGTCGTCGGGCTTGAGTATATGCCAGAATTGGTTGCGGGGCGTTAACAAAGAATCAAGAATGGCAGCAAAACGCTGAAGAGCGAGAATGCCAGTAGAATCATATACGGCGAAATTTCTCTTATCTCCCTGCTGAGTAATCTGAGAATAGTTTTGGAATAGATAAGCGTGCATCGGATAAATGCGCTGAGCGATCTCAGTCCAGTGAGAATTCCAGTTGCCCCTAAGGCCAAATAAATAGCGAAATTGGAGGATGAGTTCTGTGGCAGTTTGCTTATTCCCTTCTGATACTTGTTTGCGCCTAATAGGCCAGCTGCCGGCTGCTGCTGCTGGGTTGGCTGTAGCTTCGGCTGCCATTATCTAGTCCCCGCCCTGAGGACGCTAGACGCTGTAATCGGGCTCCCAGCCATCGGAAGGCCACCGCCGCCATTTAAAAGCGTTGAAGCGTTGTACTGTTGCTGTTCCTGGCTCAGTGTGTCTTGAAGTGACGCGCCTGCTACGGCCGAAGCGTTTGGCGGTGATGGAGAGCTTGAAGTGGCCGGACCTTTTGGATTAAACATGCCATTTAAATAACTAGACGCGTTAGAGATAAGGCCGACAAGGGTTGCGTCTTCGCTAAGTTGGCCAAACCCAGTGTTGCCAATGTCGCCGAGACCGCCGCTAGTATCCCCGCCCGTTCCACTCGTATGGATGTCGGAAAAAGAAGTATTGGGGTTAGCGGTGCCGAAAAGAGATCCTCCCCCAAAGATAGACAAGTATTTTTCCCCCTAGAGAAAACAGGGACCCGCTTTACGCGAAGTCCCTACCAATATAAACGGCTGGTGCTTCCATTTTTACAGAACTTGTGAAATGATTTCAAGCATAAATGGCTGGGTCAGTCTAAGTACCTGGTTACGCCTCTGGCGGAGAAACTTAGACTGAGTGCATGTGGTTCTTCTCACTCATTAAAAAACAACAGAATCAATAGGGCGCCAAAAGCCCATCTATTCCAGTGAGGTCTGCTGTGACCGCTGAAGTGTAGGCCTAAGAAACCTACCGCCCACGTCGGGGAGGCGTGATGCTGTGGCAAGATGGGGGGGACTTTGGAACATTATCAGGATGATGGTGGTATCCGAAGTGCTAGAGGGCTTGAGCTTCCTGCACCCTAGAACTGGACTGCGATGCTGTCTCGTTCAAATAGCAAGGGTTAAGTCTGTGTCGAAGGCGACCGACCGATGGGGAATCGCGCTGTTCACACGAGGGGGGTCTCTTAATCTCTGAAAAAGGGGAGGGGGATTCTTTGTCTCCGGCTCCCTCCCTCAAGGGAATGCACGGTGAGTCATTGACTGTGAAGTGAGCACTGCTTAACTAACAAGTACGGGGGAAACACGAATGACACCAGATCAAATAGGCTTGCTCAAATCGACAATCTGCAAAGGCGCAACAGATGATCAACTTAATTTATTTATACAAGTCTGTAGCCGCACAAAGCTCGATCCGTTCTCAAAACAAATCTACGGCATTGTGAGTGGCGGCAGATTACAGATCCAAGTTAGCATAGATGGTCTGAGACTGATAGCCGAGCGCTCTGGCAAATACCGCGGTCAAGTGGGACCTTACTTCTGCGGCAAGGATGGCAACTGGACTGAGGTATGGCTTGAGGACGGTTATCCGATTGCTTGTAAAGTTGGTGTGCTCCACAAGGACTTCGATCAACCGCTGTTTGCTATCTGTAAATTCACGGCCTACGCGCAAGAAAATCACATGTGGAAGAAGATGCCCGAGCAAATGATTGCGAAGGTTGCAGAATCGTTGGCGCTACGTAAAGCATTCCCGCAGGACTTGAGTGGGATTTATTCAGATACTGAGATGGGCACTCAGCTTCCCGCTTCCGTCTCAACTCCTCAGATAACTGCTCCAAAGGATATAATCGCTTCGCAGACGCCCGTAGAAGTGAAAGAGCCAGCGTTTGATCCAGAACCAGTTCAAAGCGAATTCCCGGTTGAAGACGCTTTAGAAAGCTACACGATTCCTTTTGGCAAAGACTCTGGCAAAACGATCATGGAAGTTGGAGTGGCGGCTTGCTTAGAACGTGTGAAGTGGTTTGAGAGTCGCGGCGATGGAAAGCCGTTGTCGCCTCAGGTTAGTAAGTTTAAAGAGATGGTGAACTTGGCTGTGCAGGCGGGGTTGACGTGAAGACTCATCAAAAGATTGCCGCAGAAATTTCGGATCTAGAAGTACTGCACTATAAAGCAAAACACATGATTGTTATGCTCGAAAGAGATGTGGAATCATTTACGGATAAACTAACGCAGCTGCATAAGGACTACGAAGCTGCGCTTATAAAGGAAAAAAGGCGTCTAGCCAAACGCAGGCGGGGACCTAAGCTAAAATCCCTTTAATGGCCTTTAGCAGCGCCGCCTTACTCACCGCAGACTTATTCCCGATGATCTTAGTCTTAAGCCCGGCAAACACATTACCAATGAACGTGACAAGTTCTGGGCGGCAGTCAGTGGCCATCAGGAGTGTGGTAATTGCGAAATAAGCATCCCCAGCGCCAGTAGCATCAACAACTGTATCGGAATAAGCAGGTGATGTACTGACACCCGATTTGGTCCAAAGGGCCGATCCGTTTGAGCCCAGAGTGACAGATAGAGGCTTACCGTGCTTATTCCACACAAGATCACCAAGATCCACCGGACTGCTATTTCGGTCGTTGTGTGCAAGGCTCAACTCCCTTCTGTCGATGCAAAGATAATCCCAACGTTTGTGTTTCGTGTAAACGTTAAAGCCAAAGTTTGAGGAGTTGGTCTGAACGTTTAGGCCGATGAAGCCATGAGCCTTGCTAAGATCTATGCAATCAAATAGCCCATGGCCAAAGTCAGCAGCCACTGTCACGTCGACATTCGGAAGCCCAAAATTATGCCACCCATCTTCGTAAATCTCGGTGACTTCAAATATTCGTTGTGTACCGGAAATGTATCTAATTTTTTTGGGCCACCCGGATTGACAACTGATTACCTTGGTAACTTGGCAAAAATCTTTAAGATGTTTGTAGATTGCTTCTGAGCCACCTTCGTATTTTTCTTCACGAATAAACCTCGCCGACACCGTAGGACTCTTTGACGATATTCCCTCTGGGGTTACGAATCGGTAGATGTCGAGGATTGGCTCCCCAACAACCAACACACGTAGTCCTTCCAAAGCTTGGAGCGCTCGCTCGCAGGCATGGTATCCGCCAACTGACTGTACAATATCCAGCTTTTCTCTCTGCTCTTCGGTGAATCCTGAAAAGAACTTATTAATAATTGTAGAGCTCGAGAACGTCTCCTCGTCAGTGAACACGAGATTGCCGCCGTATTTCTCAACCGCCGCTTTTTCATTGTAGATTTCACCAGTCACATCCTTCGTTAGATCTTTATAGTCTGGACCCTTGACATAGTAATTTGGTTTAACCTGTTCAATCACCTGAACCGCTGTCGCCGAATCTGAGATAATTACGTCATCGACAATGCCTAGGGCTTTGACCATTTCAGCGCGCTGACCATGGGAGAAGTATGGGCGTCCAGGGCCTTTGTTCACAAAGCGGTCAGTGGTCACTGAAACGATGAGGTGATCGCCGAACTTCTTAGCAGCTTTAAAATAGGCAAGGTGGCCGGCATGAAGTACGTCAAAGCAGCCGTGGCATAGAACTGTCTTCATTTTCGGAAAGCTCCGCATTTCATACATGGTCCTGGTTTTGGAGGATTGGAAGTCAGCACCGTAAAAACATGATCACACTAGTCAGGAGAATTTGACTTAATTTGACTAGATTTGACTAAATCTGATTCGTGTTCGTCGATGGCGCTTTGGGCGCTAAATTGCCTAGTAATTGATGTGAACCCATCATGTCCGTAGGAATCCGCAATATTTTTCAAAGCCGCCACCAATTTCGCTGATCTGGCGCGCTCATTTACGTGTAGAGGATAAAGTTCATTGTACATTTTCAGTGCATCGGCATGTTGATTTCTCATTTTGGCTAACTCAGCCCGCGCTTCATCACGCTCTTTAATTGCAGATTCGTAGGCGGAAGTCATTTTGATCCCCCTTTATAAAATTCACGCCTCATCGAATTCCCTAACATCGGCGTCTTCAACTATTTTGTCGGCCAGTGCGCGAAGAGATTCTACTAATATCCGGTCGGTGCAATATTCCTCAAATCCACGAAAGGTAATATTCACCGTCTTTCCATCCTCACTCACTATAATCGAATAGCCGAAATCTAAATCATCGTAGTACACCCACAAACTCATTTTGATTGTTTCTTGGAGTCTGTGAAATACCATCGCTGACAGCATTTGCACATTTTCTGTTTGCGACCTTTGAGCGTTTGTTTTTCAGCCCATGCCATCCATGCAATGTAACCAATTGGCTGCCCTTTGGCTCGTTTGTAAAAGCACGGCAAGTCCATATCAATCCTTCCCAGGCTTTGAATTATAATCTTCGCTCTCGGGCCAGACAATCTTAAAGCCCCAAAACTCGGCGAGTCGCTCAAAAAATTCCCTCGTCGCATCGCCTCTCGTTATGTTGTCTTGGCTCCTAAACAGCATGAAGCCATATTCGCGAACAGCTTCGGTTGCCATATCCCTGGCCTTTTTAAAATCAAGTTCGCTGCCTTGCCATTTGTTTGGACTGGGCTTGTCGTTCATTTTTCACGTTCCTGTGCGGAATATAAATTATTCTTCATAAACTGTAACCTCGCCATATTCCTCAATCGCATTGAAAAGGATTTTTGCGTCTTTGATTTCACAGACCATAAGACCCTTTAAAAATCCAAGGTCTGAGTGGTTCAGCACAACGGGCATCTGGTATTGATCACGTAGCTTGAACTTTAATTCATCCGACAAGTCGCGTCCTTCCGTTGGCGGCTTCCAGTACAGATTGGTGCTCATTTAGATTCTCGAGTGGAACGTGTAACTGAAATGTTCAGGCCGCGCATGAGTTTAAAACGCATAAATCTCTCCGTTAATTTCCGCCACTTGCTCCCACGCTCCGGGAATTCTTTTTAAGAATTCAGTGTGGTCTTTGTGAATATGGTGATAGCCGAGATTGACCATGTCGCTCGGCCTTATTTCCATCCCGATGGTTTTCAAGAACGCGAGAATCGGGTGAATATATTTTGGATGGATCGGGCCATTTCCTTTGCCTTTAATTTGAATAATTTCTTCGTTTTCTTTTTGAACCTCGAATGTCGCGTGCGGCATATTCTGGCCGTCACGGTAGGAATAGACGTGAGACTTTTCATTGTCAGGATTATATGCGCCTGCACAATGGCTCATAAGAAATCCTTCGCGCTGCAAAGCATTTTTGGTTTTTAGGCGAACTATTTTTGTTCCGTCTCCAAAATCGTGAATCGTTTCAATGTCCTCGATATCATCGACTAAATCGCGACCCTTTTTTTGATTTGCGCTCGACCATTCTTCTGCTTTTCTTTTCGCATCCTGAATACTCATTTTTTGTAAGCGGATGGGCGCAGACTCAGAAACAAAAAAATCCAAAATATGCTCGAGCGAGAAGACGTCCGCCTGTTCGGTTTTAAGCGCTTTTTTGCCAGTTGTTCTAAGCCATGCAATAATTTCATCACTCGCGCTCAAGTGTTTTGCATATTCTTCCAATTGTTCGATCATAATTTTTCCTTTTTTTCCAAAACCTCTGCGCCCGCTTTTGCCCAGTCGCCGTAGCCGGAGCCGTCGCCGTAGCCGCCGTAGCCGGAGCCGTCGCCGTATCCGGAGCCGTAGCCGGAGCCGCCGTAGCCGTAGCCGCCGTAGCCGTAGCCGGATCCGTCGCCGTATCCGGAGCCGTAGCCGCCGTATCCGTATCCGGAGCCGTAGCCGCCGTAGCCGGAGCCGTCGCCGTAGCCGGAGCCGTAGCCGCCGTAGCCGTAGCCGGATCCGTCGCCGTAGCCGAAGCCGGAGCCGGTTAATTCTTTCAACGCACCTTTACGCATTTTCCAAAACCTCTGCGCCCGCTTTTGCCCAGTCGCCGTCGTCGTAGCCGTCGCCGGAGCCGCCGTAGCCGGAGCCGCCGTAGCCGTCGCCGTAGCCGGAGCCGCCGTAGCCGAAGCCGCCGTAGCCGTCGCCGTAGCCGGAGCCGTAGCCGTAGCCGGAGCCGTAGCCGGAGCCGCCGTCGCCGTGGCCGGAGCCGTCGCCGGCTAATTCTTTCAACGCACCTTTACGCATTTTCCAAAACCTCTGCGCCCGCTTTTGCCCAGTCGCCGTAGCCGAAGCCGCCGGAGCCGTCGCCGAATCCTTCGCCGGATCCTTCGCCGGAGCCGGAGCCGTAGCCGTAGCCGAAGCCGCCGTAGCCGTCGCCGGAGCCGGAGCCGGAGCCGTAGCCGTCGCCGAAGCCGCCGTAGCCGTAGCCGTCGCCGTCGCCGGCTAATTCTTTCAACGCACCTTTACGCATTTTCCAAAATCTCTGCGCCCGCTTTTGCCCAGTCGCCGGAGCCGCCGTAGCCGTAGCCGTCGCCGAAGCCGCCGTAGCCGTAGCCGTCGCCGTCGCCGGAGCCGCCGTAGCCGGAGCCGCCGTAGCCGTCGCCGTCGCCGGAGCCGCCGTCGCCGTAGCCGTAGCCGGAGCCGGAGCCGTCGTATTCGTCGCCGAAGCCGGCTAATTCTTTCAACGCACCTTTACGCATTATGCTTTCCAGGGTTCTTTTCTCCAGGCCGCCAGCGCCTCGTCGGTTATCTCGCAAACTGCGGTCACACCTTTCAGCATCGCCCTTTTTGCTGCAGGACTGATTCGACAGCTTTTCGTCGGTCCAGTGGCGGCGAGACCGATAACGCCCTTGACGTCGACGGACCAATAAACCGCCATGCGCACCTCGAATGCTTCGACGGTTTCTTTGTCGACATCTTTGGGATCGATAAATCCCATAAAGACGCCTCGTTTAGTGGTATCGGTCGTTATTAAGACTGGAATTTTATCTTTCATTTGGCTCCCTTTGTTTGTAGATTCGCGTAAGTAGTCTAAACTCATTTTGTGTATTCAGGTGAAAAGTATTCGCCAATTTTAGATACTACAAAGGCCAATTGCTCTTCAGTCAAATGCTCATGAACTGGAAGAGTTACGATCCTATCCGACTGTTCATAAGCCTTTGGGAAATCTTCATGGCTATAACCACCAAGCTCAAGAGCTCCTTGAAGTGGAATTGGGTAGTGAATGCGTGCTTCTATTTCATTTTCGTTCAGAAACCTAACGAGCCCTTCGCGCGTCGTACTATCTCGCCACCAGCCTCGCGAGTTCGATACTTGAATCATATAAAGATGATAGCAAGATTTCGCATAGAACCTTCTCATCGGAAGGTCAATAACATCTGGAATTTGTGAAAGATGTTCATCGTAATAGGCGGCGTTGTTCTGGCGCTTCTTCGTCCACTCAGGAACGAAAGGCACTAGGTAGTTTAAGAAGATTGCTTGGATTGTATCCAGCCTGCTATTGCAGCCAAACTTCGCGATATTATTTCGTCCAACAAGACCATGGTTTCTATAAAGCCGCGCCTCAGCGGCAAATGAATCGTCATTGGTAAGTATAAGACCACCATCGCCAGTACCATTAAGAACCTTAAGAGGATGGAGACTGATAGCACCAGCAAGACCAATAGTGCCACAGAAACGCCCACGATATCCTGCCATAAGAGCTTGGCATGCGTCTTCAATGACTGGGATTCCGTGCTTGTTTGCGACATACATTACCTCATCCATTTCGCAAGGCTCGCCAGTGAAGTGCACAGGAACGATAGCCTTAGTTTTTTTAGTGATCGCTTTTTCAATCAATTTGGCGTCTAGCGTATAATTATCAGCCATGTCCACAAAGCGAGGAATAGCAAAGAGTTCATCAGCGCAGCCAGCAGAAGCAATGAATGTATTAGCGGCCGTAATGATCTCGTCGCCAGGACGTACACCAGCGAGCCGTAAACTGATGCGTAAAGCATCAGTCCCGTTAGCCACACCAATCGCATGTCGTACATTTAAGAGCTCCTGAATCTTAGTTTCAAACTCCTGAACAGCTTTACCTAAGGTAAAGTCACCTGTCTTCATAAGTAGTCTTAAATCCTCTAGAATGGGATGCCCCTCATCTAACGTGTTACTTAATTTACTATCGAGATAACTGAATGGGACTTTCATATAATTTTAAGCTCCTTCATGCGCTTTAAATTGTAGTTCCGACTGTCGTTTGCATCTACTAGACCGCTTTTAAGAGCTCCGGCAAGATCAACTATGGCGTCAAAAATATTGCGTTTTGGATGAAACTCCAAATCATTAGCAATGAGATCAGAGCACACTCGGTACGATCTTGGATCTTTTACAGGCTCAATTATCTTTTTTACTCCGCCAAGTACTGCATTAACCTGGTCGGCGATCTGGTGGAGCGTTACGTTCTTGAAGCCCACGTTGTAGATCTTGGCGTGAACCTTTGCTTCGTCTTGATTGAGGACGTGAATGTAAGAATCAACCATATCTAAAATGTGAATATTTGGTCGGAACTGATCACCACCGTGAATGGTCACCGTTTTATTCTTAACCGCCTGGGCAGTGAGAATGTTGACAACCAGATCGAGCCTCTGTCTCGGAGAATAGCCGCACACAGTGGCGGGTCTTAAAATAGTCCAGCAGAAGTCTGCACCAAAATGCGCAAGTTCAATTTCACACTGGAGCTTGAATTTAGAATAATCTGTGAGCGGCCTTTTGGGCGACGATTCGATTACTTTTTCTAGTTCGGACACTCCGTAGACGCTTGAACTTGAGGCGTAGATAAAGCGCTTGACCTGGCAAGAGCTCGCAACAAACAGGATATCTTTAAAACAAGAGTAGTTTATGGATTTTCCTAGCTTCGGATTAACCTCAAAACAAGGGTCATTGCTAACGCACGCCAGGTGAATGATAGCGTCTTGGCCCTTGAAAGCTTTGGTTAAGTGGTCGTTTCTCCTTATGTCACCTCTAATTCGGACAAGATTATGGTGTGAAGGCAAATGATCACCAAACCAAAACAAATCGAGAACTGTAACTTGATGCCCCAGCGACAAGAGCTTTGGCACGAGTACCGACCCTACGTAGCCTCCCCCGCCTGTAACACAAATCTTCATGCGTCCATCCCCAAATATTTATGCCAGTCTTTTGTTGCTACTTCGATCTTTTCTGGCGTCCAGAGCGGAGCAGTTTTGTAGTCGCTGATATGATTCAAGAGTTCACTTATTCCATCTCGAAGACTCGTGTTAGGTTTCCATCCAAGAGAACGTTTTGCCATACCAATCTTTGCCCACGTGCAAACCGGTTCGCCAGGACGACTTGGAATGTAGACGCGGCTTTCCGCCATAAGAAGATCCGCTACCTTTCTCATAGTGAACGTTTTGCCCGAGCCAATATTGAAAATTCCACGACTTGGAACTTCAGCAGCCTTAACGAACGCCATTGCCACGTCCTTGACGTAAACAAAGTCTCTCGTTTGCAGGCCGTCACCGACAATTGTGATTGGCTTGTTGTTCGCCATTTGCGCAAGCCAAGTGCCAAACACAGCGCCGTAATTACCCGTTGTCCTGTGCCGAGGACCATACACGTTGAACAGACGCAAAGAGACCGCGGGGATCTTGTAAACCTCACTCCAGTGCATGACGTACTGTTCGCCAACGTACTTGGTGAATGCGTAAGGATACATTGGCTTGCACGAGACTGTTTCAGGTACCGGATAGTTTCCTTGAAGTCCATAACAGGAAGAGCTCGCGGCGTAGATGAGCTTCTTAATTTTACTACGCCTGGCCATCTCTAAAACCTTGAGTGTGCCTGTAACGTTTGTGTTGTGATACTTCTCAGGATTTTGAATGGACGGAACAATGTCAGCCAGGGCTGCAAGATGGAACACCACCGAGTCATCCACAAATCCATGATCCTGGAGTTGAAATATGTCAGCCTCAATGAAGCTAAACTTCTGATGGTCATCGATGGACTTTAAGTTCTCGCGCCGCCCAGTTACCAAATTGTCAATGCCTACAACCTCATGGCCGTTAGCCAATAACTCTTCACATAGATGGCTGCCAATAAAGCCTGCCGCTCCAGTTACAATCGCCTTCATTTTTTTGCCTCGTACCCGTTGACTGATGCAATATTTGCAGATCAACTGGATAAATTATGCATATCAAAGAACAACCAGATCGCAATGAATACCCTCAAGCGTCAAACATTATTAGTTTTGTGCAGCGTTACGCGGACGAGGTTCACAAAGCACTTTATACTGTGTCCTCTGATCTCGAAGAAGCCAGACACCTTATGGGCTCTAGGCGCGTGTTCGTTGGTGGTAACGGCGGAAGTTCCGCGATTGCTGATCACCTAGCCTGTGACTTCGAAAAGGGCGCGAGACGGCCAACGGTTAATTTATCTTCACGTCCAGCACTTCTATCTGCGATAGCCAATGACTATGGCTATGAGTTCACACTTTCCTGGCAATTGGCTGCGGCTAAAGTCGATGCGTTTGATCTAGTCATTCTTATTTCGTCTTCGGGTAACTCACCCAACATTTTAGAGGCAGCGAGCTATGCCAAGTCGCAAGGAGCTAAGATCCTGGGACTAACAGGTTTTGATGGCGGTTATCTGAAGAAGGTTTCTGATGTTTCGTTGCACGTCAATGTAAATAACTACGGTATAGTTGAAGATGTTCATCAGGCAATTATGCATATACTCGCACAATGGCACCACATAAAACATGGACCAATTTAAACAGATGCTTCGGATCAGAATGATTGAGAGAGAGATTGCAAGGAGGTATAGTGACCAGAAAATGCGAACGCCTGTACATCTCTCTATTGGTCAGGAGTTTGCAGCTGTTGGAGTTTGTGGCGCTCTTGGGCCTGATGACTTGGTTGTTTCTACTCATCGAAGTCACGCACATTATCTCGCAAAAGGTGGGAACCTAAATGCTTTTATTGCTGAACTTCATGGTAAGGCCACCGGCTGTAGTGGTGGGTTTGGTGGTAGTATGCATTTGGTCGACCGCGCTTGTGGGTTCTATGGTTCTACTTCTATTGTCGGAGGGACTATTCCGGTTGGCGTGGGGCTTGCTTTCGCTAAAGTTCAAAAGAAAGAGCCAGGGATCGTTGTCGTTTTCCATGGGGACGCCGCCATAGAAGAAGGTGTGTGGCATGAGTCTGTGAACTTCGCCGTGCTTAAACAGCTGCCAGTTCTATTCGTAGTCGAAAACAACGGGATGAGCTGTTACACCCCCCTTGATGAAAGACAGCCGCGGAAGAGTTTTAGAGACCTCGCGGTTGGTCACGGCCTACAATACTTCTCGCCGATGCGAAGAGGTGCTGATGAGGTATACAGAGCCACCAAGCATTTGGTAACTAGGCGTACGTTTCCAGCTCTACTTGAAATCAAATGCCAGCGGTGGTTTGAGCATTGCGGAGTGAAAGAAGAAATTGAGGGGTTTGACGAGATATCCGGTCTGGATGGATCGGAGTTCTTGCCTGAGATTGAAGAGGCTTTTCGTTTAGCTGAAGAGGCTCCGTGGCCCGAACCGATGGGGATGTTATGCCCATAAAGACTACTGCAGAAGCGTTGCGAGAGGCGCAAGATCAACTTCTTGGCTCTGACCCGAATGTTTTCATAATCGGTGAAGGCGTAAATGATCAAGGTGCTTTTGGAACTACTAAGGGACTAAAGGATAAGTTTCCAGGCCGAGTGTTAGAAATGCCAGTCAGTGAAAATGGCATGACGGGTGTTTGCATCGGTGCCGCGGTGTCTGGTCTAAGACCAATCATGATTCACATGCGTGCTGACTTTCTGCTTCTAGCGGCCGATCAAATTATTAATAACGCTGCGAAGTGGTGGGGGATGTTCGGCGGCAGAGGCGGCACATGTCCTTTGATTATTCGCGCAATCATTGGAAGAGGTTGGGGCCAGGGACTTCAGCATTCGCAGCACTTGGAGAAGATGTTCGCTGAGATCCCCGGGCTTATTGTGGTGTGTCCGTCAAACGCATACGATGCCAAGGGCCTGCTGATTTGGGCGACTAGACAAAATAATCCTGTGTTGTTTTTTGAGCATCGATGGATTCATGAACTCAAATGTGAAGTGCCTGACGAGATGTATGAAATGATTCCTCATGCCAGAGTTTTACAGCATTCAATTAATCTGAGCCATCCTCAATGTCGGAAGATACAAACATATGGTTACCTCGTTCACGAAGCGATGGCTGCCGCAAAACATAATCCATACTTAAACGTAATAGAATTGATGTCACCTATCGGCGCTAACTGGGTTGAGAAATCTTGTTGTCCACCGTCACCAGGACTCAGCAGAGGTTTCTATCCGGAGGCGCATGATCTTTGTGATAGAATTCCACGGCATGAACCGCATGATGTTCCTAACAGTGAATTTAAGGGGCCATTCTGATGATAGGTAATATCCATCTCGTCTTATGGAAATATGGCGCCAGGTTGGTTAGCATGGACGGTTTGCGTTGGAATATTGAGATTGAGGACCACACTCAAATACTCAAGCTTGAACGCGAGCTTCAGCGAGAAACCGGAAGACCAATCGACCTAAGGCTTGAGACTTCAGTGGATAGGAACAAACGCAAACAAAGGACCGGCCGTGAGTGACTTAGCCGTCGAACTACAAGAGAAGTTTATCCTTGATGGAACTAAGATTCAGTGGCATCAAGAACGCATAGAGGCCTGGGCTCGTGGTGAGAAGATTGCGCCGATCACGATCGATCTTGCACTGACCCGCGCCTGCAACTACGGATGTCATTTTTGCTACGCAATGCTACAGGAGAATAACCGTGTCGTTATCACAAAAGAGGCCATTACCAGATTCATTGACGACTGTGCCGAAATTGGCGTTAAGGGTCTTAGCTTGGTTAGCGATGGAGAGTCTACTCTTTCTCCTCAACTCGTCCATACGATTACTTACGGTCATAGCAAAGGTCTTTCGATGGCTCTTGGAACTAACGCCTACCTTCTGGATGAGCAAAAGCTCCGAGCAATACTACCAGCGCTTACGTACCTTAGAATTAATTTCACAGGTGGAGAGCGCGCTCGATATGCCGAACTTATGGGAGTTAAACCGGAATACTTTGATAAAGTCTGCGCCAACATCCGTACCATGGCACGAATCAAACGAGAGCAAGGTCTCACCGTCACGATCGGAATGCAGTTCGTTCTTGACCCCAGATATGGTGACCAGATTATACCATTTGCCAAATTGGGAAAGGATCTCGGACCTGACTACGCAGTCATAAAACATTGCTCCGACGATGAGGATGGTTCACTTGGGACAGACTACTCGAAATACGAAGCGCTCTACCCGCTCCTTGAAGAAGCCGAATCTATGTCTACTGATACTTATCAAGTTTCCGCAAAGTGGTCTAAAATTGGGGACAAAGGAACAAGATCTTATCAAAGATGTTATGGGCCGCCTTTCCTCCTTCAAATTTCGGGGTCGGGCCTTGTCGCTCCGTGCGGTATGCTTTTTAACGAACAGTACAAGAAATTCCACATTGGAAACATCGTTACGGAAAGCTTTAAAGAAATGGTTCAAGGAGAACGGTATTGGGAAGTAGTGAACTATCTTGCATCGCCTAACTTCAACGCACAGTCTATGTGTGGAAGTTTATGCCTGCAGCACAAAGTGAATGAGTATCTTGACGGAGTTAAGAAGGGCACGATCGTTAGAGAACAACCCACAGGCCAACCGCCAGAACATTTGAACTTTGTATGAAGACCAGTTCATGCAAGGCCAAGGGTCGAAGGCTTCAGCAGCACGTCGCCAACAGAATTAAAGAGTATTTCTTCCTGCCAGATAATGACGTCAAAAGCGTGCCAATGGGGTCTCAAGGCGCAGATGTTTGGCTATCAAAGACCGCAAAAGACTTATTTCCATTTGACATTGAATGCAAAGCTCAAGAAGCAATAAATATCTGGAGTGCTTATGAGCAGGCAAAGACTCATGGCCCTACTCCATTAGTTGTATTTACAAGGAATCGTTCGGACGTGCTTTGTACTTTATCGTTTGAGGACTTACTTAAAATCCTGGAATGTCGCCGCCTACACCGCGAGCAAACATAGGCCTACCCATTTCGTCGGTCATATCTCCGCCGGCGTTACGCATTGGCAGACCAGACCGTGGATCAATAGTGGGTTGAGCCCTTCTCCTCCTTGACGACTCACGGCCTAGGACCGCATCCCCACCACCAATCCCTAACATCAAGTATTGTAACGCATCGGCAATGTGTGACCATTCATTCTTGTTTGGGACTTCAGTGACCACAGCGTTGTTGTTCGATTTGCTAAGTTTATAATGGTAGCCAGAAACCAAGGCCTTCCTAAGGCTGCGGCACTTTGGCGAGATCATAAATCCAGCGTTGCCGTCGATGTTCCTTTGCAATGCTAGGCGAACCGACTCTAGACGAAGCCCAAGAGTATTGTCGCCAGGTGCTGGATACCATGACCACTTCGTGTGCTTCTTCATAATGTCTAGAGCCGTTTGTTCATCCGAGAATGCTCTCTGATTGCCAGATGGATCTCCAAAGCCAGCTCTAACCTGAAAGTTAGGATAATTTACGGCTACGTGCTGAGCGAGGAGTTCTGCAAAGCGGATAATCCCAGTATTGTCGGTTGTGAGCTCGTCGATAATTCGAACAGCACCGGTGACATCAACCTGGGCGATCACCGCGGCTGGAGTTAACCCAAAGTCAGCACCGATGATCAAAGGCAAAGCTTCTATAGGTTCAATGGCGAGCTTCGCGCAGTGATAAGAATCCTTGTATTGTGGGAATACGCTTTTACCTTCGGTCAGAAAAGCATACTCAGCGTCGACATAGACCTTAATCCAGTCTTCCTCTTTGCCAGCGATCAGATTTTTATAATAATTCTTTGGCAGGTTGATCAAGTTCTCAGCCTCAGGAGATCTCGCGGAAGGCTGTTTAAAGAACTCCCAACCCTCTGGCCTTGTCTCTTCTGCCATCTTGTAATACCAACACTCAGTATCACAGGCGTTGGTGTCCATGATAATGCCGTACCAAGTAGCGCCGCCCTGGGTGACAGATGGATAGCGACCAACCCGGCCCGTTAAAGTATCAATCACCGCCTTTGGAATCTCCTTACACTCATTTACCCAAGCAATTGTGAGCTCTAACGACAGGATCTTCTTTTGATCCTCTTCCCTGTCCAAAGCCAGAAACATAACCTCGAGGTCCAGATTGTTGGATTTAATGTGGTGAACAAACGGCGAATCCATTGTGATCTTGCCAAAGCCCGGTGGACACCATTGATGCCAGGTCTTTAACGTAGTCGTCCTGAGCTCTCCATAGGTGTTTCGAATAATGCAGGCCCTAAACCTTTTAATTCCGTCAGGGCCCGGTGTCTGCTCGCCAGCACGCCTCAAAATCTCAACGCAACAAGCTGAAGACTTACTGGAACCGATCGGTCCAAGGATACCTCTGACAAACGCATTCGATTGGTGGAAGGCTTTAATTGTAGGCCCTGATGGGCGATAGACGAGACTCTGGCCCTGGCCGTTAGGTGTTTGACCCATCTCCACTGTTATTACCCCCGGTGATCGCTTGAACGACTGTAGCCTCAATAGCTTCACCCACAGGGCGAACTTGATCAATTCCTTCAATCGTCAATTGGAAGTTACCAGAAATACGGTGGTCCGCTTTGTCGATTACTAGACCATGGAGCTTTGCCCTATGAATAACTAGGGTCGCATAGGCGTTGGCATTCTCCGTTTGGACCGCGAAGGCTATGCCGTCCTCTGCCTCTTTCATGGCTTTGGCCACATTGAACTTGCTCTCGTTCATGATTTCTTTACGAAGCCGGTCTATCTCCGCTATGATCTCTGGCTTTTTTAAAAGATCCTTGCCAGAACTCGATGTCTTAGAAAACCCAGCACGGACCTGGGCCTCTTTAGCATTTCCGCAAGCTACATACTCCGCCACGAACCTGGCCCACTTAGGTCTCATCGTCTTATTAGGCGCCCCCATTAAACCCCTATCCGAGTAAAGCTTTCCTTAATTCACTCACCTTGTACTGGTAATCCGCATAAATTAGCGTGTGCCTGTTTTGCCTATGACCCAACGCCATACCAAGAAGCCTTACGTCCTTAGTCTTCTTATAGAAATTAATCGCAAATGTGTGTCTTAGGCTATGGAGTTTCTTCTTTACCGGTCGATAATTCACCCAAACGTGCCGAAACATATTGTACTGGATGGGGAATAACCTGCCGTCCGCGCCTGGCTCTAACTCAGCAACGCGCTTGGCCAACCAATCAGGTAGCGGAATCTCTCTATCGTCCGAACCCTTAAGGCCGTGAATCAATACCGTTCCCTCAACCGCACAGAAATCCTTAATGGTTAAATTTAAAATTTCAGAAGCCCTTGCCCCTGTGTGAAGAGCCAGCCACAGCAACGTACAATTTCTAGGATCCTTATCTTTAAATTTATCGAGAACCGAGACGAAATGAGCCTGTTCCTCATCTAAAAGATATTTTTCCTTCGTTAATGCGTGTTTATTTTTAACTAAACGGTCGGCCATTTAAATCTCCTTATGTGTATTTTTTTATTAGGCAAACGCGTGGGGCTCGGGCTCCGGGCCCCCCACCGGGTGGGGTGGTCCCGGTCAAGATCGTTTTAATGCCTATTGGAGGGTCGATTGTCCACGTCATGGTGACATTGGGTACCGAAAGTGTGCATACTAAGCAAGCGAAATCATTGGAATTGTGTTTTAGTGGGCTTGCTTGATGGACGCTGTCAACGCATTCCTTGTCCTGCGCTCGCTCGGGCAACGCTCTGAGTTGAAGG